TTGAGCAGGCATCTGCTTCAACGGCGGGAATTAATACTGTTTGTTTCGGCCAGGATCTCGATGTATTTGCTTCAATCCAGGCATCTGGAGGCGGTGAACCGGCTTTAAGACATTATAAAAGAAAAAACCATTCAACTGACTATATGGCATATGATGGAAATTGGTTCAGATTACTTTTTGATGAAAACTCAGATATTTATATATTTCTTCATGATGACATTATCAGCGGTTTTTCAGGTCTTATGTTTAGCAATAACACGTTGTTTGTTTCTAACGATGACGGGATACAAGCAATTGATTTTCCGAGAGCTGCATCAAGATATGAATGCACTGCTTATGACATAGACCAGGCTGAAAAAATGTTTTACATCGCAAACGATTCTTCAGGCTTACCGGCTCCTAGCGGAAAAGCAAGAAATAGAGAAATCAAATCAGACGTTTCAGACGCTGGATTTACTTTCACTAATGGAAGTTCAAATTCATGGGGATCTGTTTCAACCCAGGCTCAAAATTTCGGGGGTAATTATAGATCGGTTCAAGGACAATCTGGAGGTGGAACTCAACCTAAAGTTGAATGGACAACTGAGGACGATTGCACAGCTATAATGATTTATGTTGAGAGAGGCAGCAATTCAGGAAAGATTGACGTTAATGTTGTTAATACATCTGGGAATATTGACGTTGTTTATGATTTATATTCTCTCGAATCTATATATCAAGACATAATCGTTATTCAGGGATTAGACGCTGAAACTCATGCTGTGACATTAACCTGTAGAAGCGACAAAAACTCATTATCAACTGATTATTATTTTGAATTTACTGGATGCGTTGAACTTATTGAGACAGCTACAGACAGGGCCAATCCAACAATTACTTATAGTTTTTCAAACGATCAGGATAAATCAACAAAACACTGGCATGAATTTGCTTCTGAAGCCATAAGCCAATATATCTGGACAGATTATCAATATTTTTCAGGAACGGGATCAGAGGATGAATTTCAATTTCCTTCAACAAATCTTGCCGCTGATATAATATCGGTTGAAGTTAATGACGGAGGCTGGACACCAAAAATAGAAGAAACTCACTGGAACCATGACACGCCTGGAAGCGGAGAAATCACAATTACTTTTACCCCGGGCAATGAACCACCTTCAGGGACAGATAATATAAGAGTTAAATTCGTTCAACAGGGAGAATCTGGAAAATTTCGTGTTGACTTTGATTATCCTGTAGGAACGACAGGACTCGAAAAAGCATATGTTAACGATATTGGTATTTATTTAATTGATTTACCGGCTGCATAGGGGGTGTTAAATGGTATATGATCCTAATTCAAAAATTCACAGGCTCTCAAAACAGGTACAAAAAGATGAAATCGAAATCGCAACACAATCCGGAGGGAAAATAAAAAAGATTTATAACTTTCTGGACAATTTAATTATTGATGCTCAAAACACCAGTAACCTTGCGGAAGCAAAGCAGATTTTGGTTAAGATTTGCAAATTCAACAGAAAGCTTGTAGAATTATTAGTGAAAGAATTAAGATGAAAACATCGGTTAAGATTTTTCTAATATGTTTATCGATAATTGCAGGAACCCTGACGCTTTCTTTTACTATGCATAATACTTATGCCAGCAAAACAGAGGTCAAAACTCTCGGAGACGACATTAAGACTGAAATAAAAGAAATGCGCGACGATATAAAATTCATTAGAAAAGCAGTTAATCAGTTTTTAATTTTATTAATAAAAAAAAATAAGGAGACATTATGAAAAAAATTTTTTTTATGATTCTTGTTGGAGTTCTTACTTTTTTCTGTTTTAAAGCTTTTGGGGAAAGTTTTAGCGATGATTATGTCCATGATTCTAAACTTGTCTGGGATTTGCACCCGAATGCAGACGGGGATCTCGATAAGATAAGAATTTATGCAAAAGAAGCAGGGACAACCATTGTTCGCAGAGAAAAGCCTTATATTGATATTGCTCCTGATTCTGTAGAATTAATATTAAAAGATTCAAATGTAATGGCAGAACTTGTTTTAACTGAAGGAAAATCTTACGATTTATGTGTATCTGCCGTTGATTATAACCAGAATGAATCAAAATGTATGGGCGACGTTGTGGGGGGCGTCGTCACATATTTTTTCGATCTAACTCCACCGAGTGCGATATCAGGTGTGAAGATCCAATAAATTTCTGGCAAAAAATCCTCTGTTGGATATATAATGTCTTTAATATTTGTTTGCTTTAATTTATAAACGGGGAGGTAATGAAATGGAAACAATCACTAAAGCAGTTGAGCTACCGAAAGAAATTACAGAAATTGCCGCTGGATCTGCAAATATCGTCGTTGCAAGCTATAAGGCTTTGCAGGACGGTTTTCAGGCAGGCGCTGATATTCCGGCAGTTCTGACGAGCGCTGTTGCAAATCTTCCGACAATGGTCACTGGAATGGATCAACTTGACGATGAATGGGATCAGGCAAGATCAAAATTCCTTCTGGCCTGGGCGATTGAAGGCGAAAGAGCTTTTGATGAAATATCAAAACTCCGTGAAGCCGCAAAAGCCGCTGAGGCAGCAAAACCGACAGAATAATGAAATTTATTTTTAAAAGTAAAACTTTCTGGGCAGCTTTAATACAGGCTGCCCTTTTAGCTTTTAGTCCCCTTGTCCAGAAATATGCGTCTGAGCATCCCGGGATCTGGGCTTGCTTTATAGCGTTTGTTTTTATATTTTTGAGATTAATTACAAAAGATAAGATTATCTGGAGGTAATATGCATGCACCTGTTGAGGGATTTATGAAATTTTTAATTTTTATTTTTATAATCAGTTGTGCAACTGTCCATCAAGAATTAGATCCAGAGATTTATTATAAAAGAGACATGCAGATTAAAATTGATGGGGAAAAATATGAAGGTGTCGCAGTAATCCCAAATACTAAAGAAAACGAGATCGAGTTTAAGTCAGCCGGAAAACTTGATTTATTTACGTTTTCGACGTGTCATCGAGAAATAACCCAGGAAGAAGCGCATACATTTTTAAATAAGAAAAAGGTTAAACTAAAATATGCTCCTTCTTCTCCGGATGAATTTTCTGGATCTTGTCCGATTCAGGTCGCGGGATATGATATTAAGGGAAAACATTCTTTTGCATTTATGGATATAAAAACAAAAGATGCGACATTGCCAGCAACTATTTATTGTAACGGAAAGATATTAAAGAATGTTGGAGTATCAATTTGTCAAACAAAATATGAACTTATCGAGCGAATTGTTTTTACAACTGAAGTTGTAGTTTCCCCTGAGAATGCGAAAAAAGACTTTTGCAAAAACATTGTTTTCGAAACCACGGATAATAAATCTTTTAAGTTTAAAATGCCGAGAAGAGAATGCGTTTATAATTTCATGGAAATAGCTGAGCCACACAGGGAACACAGATTAGATACAATAGGTTATGAAGAAATACCTTTAAGAGAGTTATAAATATAAAAAATAATAGTTATAAAGGGGTTATAAATGGGAGAAACAATAGTTACAATTCTTTTAAAAATTCTCGGCTGGTATCTTGATTATTCAGAATCTTCAAAGGCAGCAAAGAAAGCATATCTTAATTTTGTGAAAGCTATGGAACCACACATGAAAAGTGCAACAAGGCTGAGAGAATCTTATCAATCACAGAGAAACGCAAACCTTGAAAAGATTAAAAAACTTGACGAAACAAAACCGAATTAATATTATGTTGGTAAGCAGAAAATTTCATTTCCGAGCCACCCTCGGATATATAACGCCGGTGTTATGAGCCCGGCGTTTTTTTACTAATCCATTCGGAGGATTTATGATTTACGATAAAAACGGATTGTTTATTGGAACACGTGATGTCGCACATAATATGGCTTTTTATGCCCTGACTTACGTTTTTATGGGCCATACTGGAATGGCAAAACGTGTTTTTGAGCCTGTTAAAAAAGTTCTGTTCAAATCTATTTTTTGGCCGATAAAAGATCCTTCTTATTTCTGGTCAAATTCTGAAGGCTGGACCAAATGCATTTATGACAAAATCCTTTCGAAATTTGGCTGTAATCCGCGAAAAGGAACAAACCCTGACCAGACATTGCCCTGTAACATTTTCGCAGCTCTGGCTAAAGACAATGAATTTTTACGCAGGTTTTTGATTGGATTGTTGCTACGTTTTGGCTTTTATCCGAATTTTGAACATATTCTTATGAAACCGCATCATTTATCGCCTATTTTCAGGGCATATAATTTAAAACCTCTTTACTGGATAACTGACATTTTCTTTTATCTTTCTGTGAAACTGGATCTTGTTGAAAAAATACAGGAGTCATCAACAAATAAAGTAAAATATTATATTTTTCTTGTTCAGGCAGAAAAAAAACCGACATTCTGGACAAAATTAGCTAAGATTTCATTCAAAAAGGCAGCCTTTTTTGAAGGAATCCCGGGTATAAATAAGTATTTTGAAGCTGTTTTCGCCGAATATTTTAAAACTACATCTGATATTTTTAAATATATGAAATTCGATTTATTGAAATAATTTTATTTTCTGGCCTGTTTTAGAAGCACCAAGAAATAACTATGAAACTTTCTGGCATGTTGCTGCTTATGCATGTTTCCACTTATCAATCGATTTTTAGCGAGTAGAATAAATAAATCAAGTTCTTTGTAACCGATATCCCTGGCCATATGCCATATATGACAATGATTCATGTATTGATTGCTGTCAGACACGCTATCCTGACATTTAAAAATCAAAATTCCATTAAGTTTTAATACTCTATGAAATTCAACAAGACAATTGAAATAAAATGACCTGAGGGAAAGCATGTCTGGAAAAGCTGAATATCTGCTTTGAATTATATTGGATCCCGGTTTTATCATTTTTGATGTCGTTGCAACAAACGGAGGATCAAAAACAATATTATTAATGCTTCGATTTTTTAAAGGAAGTTTTGTTGCACATGCTTTTATTGTATCGTCGGTTTGAGGATTTATGTCGAATTTGTGCTCAGGCTTTTTTAAATTTTTATAGAAAAATCCTTTTGAATATGTTGGATCACATTCAAATCCATCCGGACAATATAATTTCATTATGTTTGATAAAATTTCTTGTTGCGAAAAGCTTATTGTTTTTATAATTTCCATTTAAAATAATTCATCCTCATATTTAACAGTTATTTCAATCCTCGGATTTTTTTTATCTATAAACCAATCCCATGAGCCAGAGAAATAATTGTCATCAAAGTTGAAGCATTTTTTAATAGCATCGCATATACCGTCAATGAGATTAGAAGCATCGCCGCGCATATTAGGCTTAAAAGCGACAACATCAATATAAGTTTTAGATTTTTGGGGATGCGGATTATTAGATAACTTTGACCTGAATAAAGTTGTAATATAATCTTTCGCTTTTTCATGTTGTGAATTTGGGATCTTTCTATATTGGCTTTTTCTCGTGAAAACATACATGCGATTTTTCGAAAGAACCGAATCATAAGGGACCTCTATTTTTATGCTTTTCAATTTATTCCTCCAGATGTTTCATCTATTGATAATACAACATAACCTGGCATCACAGCATTGAAATCTGTCAATGACAATATATGCGTGATTTTTACAAGTAAGCTTTGACTAGTATATTCATTTGTCAACGGGCTCCATTCTCTTAAAAGCAATTGGTCGCCTACTTTAAAATCCCTGTCATTTTCTCTGACTTCAGCCTTTTTTCGTCCTGATGCAACTTCAGTAAAATTTTTGGGCCAAATTTTAAGATCGTGTGTTTTCATTTTGTCATTTCAATCGTCAATTGATTTTCCTTCATTACATCTATGTTTATAATAATGTTTCTTTACCAGATCGTTTAACCATTTATCCTGACATTCATGAAGTTCTAACTCAAGTTGTATAATCTGCGCTTCTTTCTCTTCATTAATCAGTGTTTCATTTATCAATGCTGCATTAAACATCAAAAACATAACAAATATTGGAATCATCTCCCCTCCAGATATTTAAATATTTTTACAAACATCTATAACTTTCTTGCACATTTGTTCATCGAAATATCCAATATGACAAAAAGAAAAATTTATTTTAAGCTGATCTGATAGCCATTTATAGGCATCTTTCCTTTTCATTTTACCATTTTTCCATAATGGATCGAAGGCTGAATGTGCCATAACTTTTAATTTTCTTAACTCCGGGCCAGCCAGCCGCCCAAGCGGTTTATTTGTGTTTCGGTGACACCCAGTATATGCATCACACGGTTTACAAAGCCAAAAAAATTTATGATATAAGTCTTTTCGATGAGGATATATCTCTTCTCCGGTTACAAGAGAAGCTGGCTTTTTACAATAGCTACATATTATCCTCACCCCTCTCCCTCCAGGTATTTTTGTTTCCAGTTTACTATACATCCTGAAATTCATTATTAAATCTAATAAACGTGGATGTTAATTGATAATCAGCCCCCCCAGGCTGATCTTGCCTGCTATATGGTTGATGTTGATTATAAATCCATCCTCCGGGCACTCTTAAAATTTCTAAATATACATCACATTCTGGCCTGAACACTTCATGCAATTTCATGTTATAAATTTTTTCTTTCATTCTCCCTCCAAATATTTTTGTTTGATTTCATCAATTGCTCTTATTTCAATAAATTTATACTTTTGATCTGTCTCTTTCCCGTTAATAATAGATGCACTAACAACACAATTTTTTATGATTTCTACAATTTCCTCTGTGCGCTGTCTTTTGGCTATTTGCCGTGACACCGACCAACAACGATGCAAAATAATTCTCATTTTGTTAAGATATTCTTTTTCTTGTTGTGTTTTAACCGTTGATTTAAAGACATCATTAAACCATTCATCAAAAGTCATTTTATTAACCTTTCATAAAGCATCAATCCTGTTTTACTTCTGGGGATTATTCCCATAACTTCACAAAATGCAAGCTCAGACCAATGAACAAGTTTATGACTTCTGTGTCCGACGTGGCAATCAGCGCAGACATATTGAATATTTCGAGTATCGTTTATAAAATCAGGATAAAGTTCTTTATTTCTTTTCGATTGAGAAAATTTATGATGCCTTTGTAATGCTAGAACTTCTTTTCCGCAAAGAGGACATTCAGTCATGTTTTTTTCTCTTTGATGCGCTGAAATCATTGGCTCGTTTGCATGTGGAAAAATGGCTGACATACATATCTTTCGCTTTCACAATTGTTTCGCCATATTCATCAGGATTGAAATGATAAACTGGCGCGCTTGCATCAAGCGGAATCTTTTTCCCTTCATGAGTTATTCCCCAGAAAATCTTTTTCCCGCACCCCTTGCAAATCGAATGTTTCATTTTTATATCCTTTTTAAAAATTAATTCAAGATTTTTCTTATAATATCTTTTTTCTTATCTGGATCAAGATTAGAATTGAGTACACTTATAATTATACTGAGTTCATCGTCTTCTTCTTCAATCTCTTCTTCTTCGATTTTCTCTTCAACCTCTTTTTGCTTTTTCTCTTTTTTTCTTTTTGTAGCTTCTCTATTTGATGTATATTTTTCAACATTAGACCAATATGAAATAGTTGTAGGTGAAATTTCGCTTCCATCTGTGAAATTTATTTTTTTCTTTTTTAAATGCTCTACTATTTCTGTAGGTCCCATTCCTTTTTCTCTTAATTCTTTGACATATTCAATTAATGTGTCTCTGTTCACGTTTAATTTTCTTCCCATTGCTTCCCTCTTTAGAGCATTTTTTATTTTTATTGCTCTTGTAAAATATTTATTTTTAGCATCACGTCTTTTTCGCAGATATTCTTCAGATGTAAGTTTAACAAACGGTTCATGCTCCCGGCCAAAATATTTTTGTGGAGAATTTGGAAAACACTTGAAAGTTTTTCCGCATCCGCATGCACATTTTCTTTCAACAAGTTCATACATTTTAACCTTAATCAGTATATTTGCTGTCGTATCCTTCAATACCAGAAGTTCTATAACTCAATTTAGAGCTGCCCTTGAACGGTTTCCAGTTTGTTAAAGGAAATTGCCTTATAAAAGTATTTTCTCCGCGACATTTCGGGCAATCTTCTTTTTCAAAAGTTTCTTCAAGTCTTTTAGCCTCTATGTCGCATTCATAATCACATTTTGAACATTTATATGTCCAGCGTGGGCTCATGCTTCGCACCAATACATAACACCCTGAGCGATTGATTCAGCCATTTTAATCAAATTATGCGGGAGAATCATCCTTGTTAATTCATGATAATTAGACATAAAACCGCATTCAATTAATATTGTAACGCAAGGACTATTTTTAATTAAGAAAAGCCGATTATTGACTTTAACCCCTCGACTTTTTCTTTCAGGGAAAGCATTTTTGATTTGTGAATGAACATATTGAGCTAAAATTTTACTCTGTTCTGCATGATTTCCTATAGATCCATGAAAAATCTCAAATCCATTCGGCTGGCTTGTTCTATACGAATTATGATGTATTGAAATAAATACATCCTCTTTATTAACAAAATCAAGTCTATGTTTTAATGGTGTTGGATTGCTGATATGTTCTGGATTTAACCAGATATCATTGATTGGAATTCCTGACAACATATTAGTGACAAGTGTTGCCATTACATAATTTAAGTCTTTCTCGTAAACTCTCCTGCCAAATATTTCGGCTGATGCTCCGTTGTCAATTCCTCCATGACCTGAATCAATGATAATCCTTCTCATCTTCCCCCCAAAAAATAAAGCGCTTAAAGAAATGCCACGTTAACCCGATAATTGCGATTATGAAATAAAACACAATCGCAAGAAAGATCGTTGAAATTACTGTTTCAAAGAATTGCAAGTTCATCTTTTAAATTCCATTTTTTAAAATTTTTCCGGGCCAGTTCCATTATTTTGCCGTAATATTCCTGTTTTGTAAAGCAGGAATCAGCAATTTTATGCGCATGAAATCTTTCTGTTGATTCATTGACGTAAATTTTAATTATCTGAATTTTCTTCTTCGCCATCTTCTTCAATCTCCTCTAATGGTTCAATCTCTGAGAAATCAACATATTCGCTGACTTTATCAAGTTTTACGTCAATTTTTGTGATTTCTCCTGTCTTTTCATCTTTTTTGATCTGAATATCTTCGATTTTACAATCTGAAATCGGCTCTTCTTTACCTTCTTTAACATAATCAACAAATTCGCCGCGTCTTAACCATTCAGGAACTTTAAAGCCTGGAGTTGTGTTTTCTTCAGGATATTTGTCGCCTGTCAGATCCATATGAAGCTGTCTTTCATCTTCTGTCATTGGTGCATGTTTAACGATTTCGCCATTATACCAGTATTCTGTTTCTCCCATTTCAACATTGAATTTTTTCTCAGCGGCAACAACCCTTGAAGCTCTTCCAGATTTAATGCATTTTAAAACATCCCTGAGATCATTAAATTTTTCTGTAATTTCACCGTTGATTTTATCAAGTGCTGCCTTCTTTTCTTCCTGAATTTTTTTCTTTTTAAGTTCAAGTTCTGCATATTCCTGATTTAAATCACCTGCCTTATTTGCATATTCGATCAATTCCTTATCGTTAAGAGGAGCTTCAACTGTGATATTTACCAGAGGGTTTTTTTCTTTGGTTTTTTTTAATTCTTCCTCTGTGATTTCTCCTTTAATTCCATCATTAACTTTTTTTTTGTTTTCCTTTTTCTCTTCTGTCATTTTTTAATACTCCTTTCAAATATTTTATTTTCTAATGTTCTTATTATTTCGTGATTTGATTCTTCTATATCGTTTTTAGTCGCATGTCTGTAATAAGCATTAACGTTGAATCTTGCAAGCAATAATTCACAACATTCATGAAAAGCTGTTTGCTTTATGCTATAATCGTTGATGGGTTTAGGCCATTCATCTGATAACGTAATTGTTGCATGCATGGCTCCTAAATCTGCATCACATCTGCCGTAACAGGCGTCGATATCTCCATGATAAAAATAAACTCTATATTGAAACAAACCCCAAAAATCACGCCATTTGAGAAACTCTTTTTTAAAAATTTCAAAATGTCTTTTTGTCGTTTTGTATGTCATTTAATTTAACCCCTTAAAAGATCGTTTAAAAAATTTTTAGCCGCATTATTCGCAATTTTGTGTAGTTCTTTATATGATGGACCGCGTTTTGCTTCTCTTCTAAATTCATCAATAAAAGCCATTGCAATATTAGATTGCCATGCGTAAAAATAATTTTTATCTTTTTTCAATTCTTTTTGTAGTCTTTCAATCATTTAATTTCGCCTTCCTCAATATAAATGCAATTATCTGATTTTTTGTCAGATACCCTTTCAACCCAAATTTGAAAATCTTTTTCTTTGGCTATTGTTTCAATTTCTTTCATTGTGTCTGAATCAAGCAAAGATCCGTTGAGGATTCGTATAATTTTAATTTTTGGATTGAGCGCCATTGCAATCGCCATTGAAATTTTTATTTTCTGTGCGCTTGAAATTTCAGAAAACTCTACACCATTATATGAAACATCTCCTGTTGAAAATCCTAAACCCGCAATCGGCATTTTAGCATTTTTAATTCTGTTTCCTTTTTCTTCTTTAGCAACATGAATTTCTTTTTCTGCTTCATTAATTTTATCTTTTATATTATTTTTTTTCTGTAATAAATTGTCGTATAATTTATATTGCTCTTGCTTCTTTTGATATTCAATTATTTTATGAATTTCTTCTGCTAAATTTGAGGTATTTCTATATTCTGGAATATCGGTATTATTTAGCTCTTTTTCCTCTTGCCTTAAATTATAAATTTCTGTTTCTAATTGCGTTAATTGAATTTGTTTTTCTTTAATTTTCGCAAGAATATTTTTTTGCTTTGCTTTTGTATCATCAATATATTTATTTGATTTTTCGATTGTTTTTCTTTCTTCTTCTACTTCTTCAATGCTTCTCATGTTTGTTTTTAAATCTGCTTCCATTGTTAAATTTATTGTATTTTCATATGGTTTAATCTGTGCTTCTATGTCTTTCAATTGGCGATTCAAATATGTTCTTTCATCATAATTTTCCTTATGCTTTTTTTCGAGATCCGAAAAATTAAGGCCGCAAATTTTTTTTAAAATATCAATTCTTTCTGTTTTAGAATAATTACAGAATTTCATAGGATCAAAAGATAGATCCCCGATTACTGCATCTAGCATATTTTGAGGGTTTGAAGATTTAAAACCATCTTTATTTTCAAGTTTTAAATATGTTCCCTTCTTTGTCCATGTACGAGAAATTTTATAATCTCCGATTGTCATTTCAACAAAAGCCTTTTCTTCACCGTCCCTTATTGGACTATCCGGAATTAATTTTTTCCCTCCCAGAGCATATGCTATGCAATCAAGAGCTGAAGTCTTCCCCGCTGCATTTTTCCCTTCAATAACAACCATATTGTTTTTTGGCGTGATTTTTATTGCTTTAATCTTTTTAATGTTTTCCGCTGTCATTTCAATTATTTTCATTTTATTATCTCCAGTCTGTTTTTATTCTCTTCAAAAAATTTTTGATCCGGGTGCAATTTAATAACCGACAAACCTATGCCATTACTAGAAAAAGTCAGATTTAACAATGTATAAAGATTTTCCGTTAATAAATCAATAAATACTTGTTTGTCTTTTTCTTTTGGTGTTTTCACAAATTTAATAATTGAATTTGTGAAAATATTTGATGAAATCTCTAAGCCTGCAACAACCGGAACGTTGCATTTATTATTTGCAAAATCGTAAATTTCATCTAACAATTTTGAAGTTTTTTCTTTTATTATTTTTTGGTCTTCTTTATGTTCTTTTGACATGTTATCTCCTTTTTAAAAATCGTCCGGGGTTCTTTGTTTAACCGCATTGAACAACCCCGGTAAAACGGCGGGTTCTAACCAGAAATGATTAGTCTCGGGAACCATTCCCAGGAATCTGGATTTTTTTCTTCACATTCCCCGCAACCGGTGCATTCTTGATCTATTTTCACGCATCTTTTGCCGGGTGGTATTATATCAATCTCTGGCTCTTCTTCCTTTTTCTGTGTGTTCTCAAATTCAGGAACCATACATGTATCAAAATTTTCATCATTTTCTGGTGTATCAATATTAACGATTTTACCTGTTGTATTTCCTGTTTTATCAACGAAATGAACTTCATTTTCTGGAATATTTTCATCAACAGTAATGTCTAAAAATTTTTCTGTTGCCTCTTTATTTTCTTTCGGATTAGCAGTAATTGTCTTTGTCGGTTCAACTTCTGGCATAATTCCGTAATCATATTCAGCAATCGCAGCGCCGGAAAGTACATCCGAGAACCCATCTTTAAGGGCCTGCCCACGAGCCCTATATTTTAACATGTCTTTTGGATATTTTCGCCAGCAATCAGATGTCAAAAGCCCTGCTCTTTTTGCGTCTTCAATCGTAAAAAACCTTTCGATCTTTTCCCCTGTATCGGCTCTAACAACCTGACAGATACCAGCAAAAACCAGCTCTGCCAGATTGTTATTAATAGGGGATATTTCTTTTCCTTCTTTGTCTATAATCCTTTCTGTTATTGATTTAAGTTTTCCTGATTGCCGAACAATTGCGAGCGGCAAATCACCGTAAATTGTAGGTTTTCCATTAACGACGCAAACCTGCCTTAATGCTGTTGCTGGTTTTAAGCCTAAAGCATGACAATATTGAAGCCCTATCATTGCTTTTTCCGGGGTATTCAGACCTTTCGGAAGCAATCCTGAAGCAACATAATATTTTGCAATTCTCATTTGCTCGGCGAGCGATTTTCCAACAAGCTGACCGTCAGTATTAGCCCTGATGTCTGGTAAATTTTCAGTATTTTTTTGATTCATTTTGCCCTCTCAGGTTAAATTTGTTTATATATTAACTAATTTATTAGTCAACAATAATCAATGCTATGTTTTTAATCACATTCATTTTCTTCTTGATAATAAATCCATTTCGGCAATCCAACAGTTTCAACAATATTCGGATATCCGGGCCAGTAATTATTTTTTAAACAGTCTTTATAACCCCTGAGGTTTCTGTCAAAAATCTTTTCGCCGTGAATTTGAGCATTAGAATCAAGATTTACAATCCTGATGCCATAGGGAGGCTCTTTCTCGATAAACACAAAAATAACTTTAAATTCTTTTCCCGTTACTGCTTCAGCTCCTTTCCTGAGCATTGCTTCCTGGACGAAATATCTGAAGTTTGCTATTGCCTTGCTTGCTTCTGATGCGTCCGTTGTTGTTTTTAGATCAATTATATATCCATCTTTATGTATATAATCTGGCCTTGTTTTACACAATATTTCAGATTTTTTCCAGAATATCGTTTGCTCTGCGTTCCCATTTCTAAATGCGTTTTTGGTCCATGGATGCTTTTCAAGCGTTTCGCGCATTTTCATAACGTGATCGAAAACATCAACACTTAAAATGATACTATTCGGATTCTCAAATTTATACTTTTCTCTTTCCTGTTTGTATGCCTTTGTTGCCCGAGATCCTTTTGAAATAGCGAAATCATCAGAGGTATACGTTTTGTCGAAAATTTCAGGTTCAAAGGCAGCGGTATGAATTGCTTTTCCGAAAATCAATGCTGGCGTTTCTTTTTTTTCTTCCATATTTCCATCAAGATAATAATATTTATAATATGCAGGAAACCGATTAATCATGTCTAATCCTGTTTTGCTTATTCCTGGACAATCAGGCGCATGATATGTGTCAATATCGATGTCTTCTTTCGAGTAAATTCCATGTAATTTGTCATTTTGTGCGAGCAGTTTTAATTCTTCAACATTCATTTTTTGTAAATCCTTTCTGTAGTTTAAATCTTTTTTCTACTTTACCAATAAGATCCAACAAGAAACATGAATAACAACAAAATTCTACATCCGAATCCATCTTTTCAAATTCTTCCATGAAAACAGTAATTGTTTCGCGTACGGTTTTTTCATCTATATTCATTCAATATTCTCCTTTAAAAAAATCAATATTTGTTCAAATTTGTCTCTGGTACAAATAAAATCATCTACAAGGTTCGAATTTAATCCGTAAAGATGATATTTTTCATTTTCAACAACTATATGAAAAACTCTTTCATTGTGATCCAGTAAAAACTTTTCATTATTTATTATTGCTATTTTCAATTTTTACTCCTCTGTTATTATCAAATTTATGTAGAAGATCAACAAATTCATTAAGAATTTGTAATCTTCCCTTCTCAACCAAAAATGCCGGTTTTTCTTTATTATCTTCAAACGATAATTTCAACAATCTTGTGTTTTCAGCCGCGCAGAGATCCAACAATTTCCTTTCGAATACTAATTTAAATTCGTTTGACATTTTTTCTCCAGAATTTCGTAAGATTTAACATAAAGGGCGCATGACGTGTGCATTATTACCTCAAACGCATCAACTTGCGCCTGAGTATCAAATGATACAATTTCGCTTGATCCATCGTAAAAATTTAATTTTACTTGATACATTTTTCGTGATCTCCGGTTAAATATGACACTGTTATACTTCATTAATATTTTTTGTCAACAAATAAACTTGTAAACTTTTATAGATATCTGCTTAAATTATAGTCATACCATGGTTCAGTATACTTAATTTTTATTCTGACAGGTCTTTTCAGTATGGTTGTTTTTCATTTGCTAAAAAATTCATCAAAAATATTTCTTGCAAAACTTCAGAAAAAAACTATTATCCGATTCATGTTCGTATGCATTAAAGACAACTTGATATAAAAACCACTCCGGTTATTTATATAAATCCGGCCTGTATTCTTACGAACATTGCAGGCCGGAGGCTTTTTTTTGGGGGGAGTAAATTGCCGCGCATCAACATTGAAGAAAGCCTTTTCACAGATCCGAGGTATAAAAAATTGTCTGTAAAATTGGGGGAGGCTACTGCGCTTGGCTGGCTTGTTTTGTTATGGCGTTTTGCTCAAGAGCATTATAGGAAAGACAAAACAATAATTCCGAGCAAATCTTATGAATTTTATGGTTTCCCTGATGAATTAATAGATTTTGAATTTGTTGAAAAACGAAAAAATGGTTATTATGTTAAAGGCTCTAAAAGAAATTTTGAATGGATTTTCAAGGGTATAGAGCAGCGCAGGAAGGCAGGGAAAAAGAGTGCTGAAATAAGAAAAAAGAAATTCGGATCTGCAATTCCCTGCAACGCAAGAAATTTACAAAAAAACCCTAAAAACCCGAACAAAGATCGAACGCCCGTTCGTACGCTACCGAACGGCACCGAACCCTCTTCCTCTTCCTCTTCCTCTTCCTCTACTTCTAAATATAACTCTAATAATAGTAATTCATCCTATTATGATCTTATAGAAGAAAAGAAATTAATATGTTGCAAAAGCAAAGTTTCAAAACCAACAACTCCAGGCTCAGAGGTCTGGTTTTCATACGCTGACGCGTATGAGCGCAAATATAGAACTTCCCCGATAAGAAATTCAAAAACAAATAGTCAGTGCAAAAGGCTTATTTATCTCGTAGGAAAAGAAAACGCTTGCAAAATCGTAAAACATTATTTAACAATCAATGACCAGTTTTATATAAAAAAGGCTCACGACATCGGTTTATGCATTACAGATTATCAGAAAATATTAACATCAGCGGAAACCGGTATTAATATAACAACTACAAAAGCAACTCAGGTTGACAAAATGCAAACAAACAGAGACGCTTTCAGAGAAGTATCGAAAATGATGGAGGAAAATTATGAAAAAATTAATGGAAACGCTTGAGTACATGTGTGAACTTTATGACAAAAAAATGACAAAAAGAGCATTACAGGGCTTAATTTCTGACATTTCAATATACGACGAAGAGAATCTTCTGGAATCTCTCAGGAAATGCAGATCAACATTGAATCATTTCCCTACGATTTCAGAAATCAAAGATAGGATCCCGGGACAACATCCAGGACCAAATGAGGCCTGGGCTAAAATGCCGATTCACGAAGATGATTCAGTCGTATGGACAAAACAAATGAAAGAAGCTTTTTTTATTGCACTCCCATTGATCGAAAACAGGGATCTTGTCGCCGCAAGAGTTACTTTTTTAGAAAAATATAAGAAACTTTTATCTGAGGCAATGGACAAAAACGAACTCCCGGAATGGGAGCTTTCACTTGGATTTGATAAGTCAAAACGGGCTCCCGCAGTTAAAGAAGCTCTGAAATTAAAACTCATTGATGAAAGCAAAGCGTCAGAATTGCTTCCATATGAGCAACATGATGAAATCAATAATATTTTACCGTTTATCGGAAACGACATCGTAAAACGGATTGAGAAATAAAATGGCTGAAATACTCGATTTTGTGTTAAAAATTCTCAGAAACCGTAAAATCCAGCACAATGTGAAATGGGTTTACATCACGGAAAAGTCACTTCATCACGGAAAATATCCTGAACCAGCGCTTCCTCATTTCGAACCATGTGTAAAAAAAGATGACACTTTTGAACAGTCAAGAGCAGAAATCGCAAAGATATTCAATAATTACGACGCGCTAGTAAAAATTGCGAGTGATTATGATATCCTTATCGACTTTCTGAAAGTATATAAAGGCCCTTGTTATCGCATTGCGCTAGACAAAGCGAAAGAATATGCCGAATTTTTGAGCACAAGGCTTTCGTTTCATTCTGGAGATAAAAAAATCTTCGATGAGAATGAAAAAGTTAAATGGGGTAATGCTGAACATATATATTTTTCTGAGTACAAAGAAGATTTCAAGAGATATAGCAAAATAAAATCAGGAAGATTTCCAGCTAAACGGAGGCGGCGAGCATGACTCAGGAAGAATTAAGAGAATTTAAGCGAAGGATGAAATTGAAGGACCGTATTTCTATTTGGATTGCGTGGATGTGTTTGCCAAAACGCGTAATTTATTACTGCGCGATGAGAGTTTCGATTCATGCCACAACCGGGAAATATAAAAAAAATAAATCGAAAACTCTCGATAGCGCTTTACATAGATTTAATTATGATTTTTTTGGAAAGAGGAAAAAGAAATGAACGAATATGATTTAGAAAATATTTTTACTTATCATAAGCCTGAAACAATTCATATTGAGAAATATAAATCAATACGTGAATATGGAAAAATGTTCGCTCAGGAAATTTTGCAAAATTGCCCTGCTGGCAGGGAAAAGAGTTTAGCCTTGACAAAAATTGAAGAGGCTGTAATGTGGGCCAATGCGTCCGTGGCAAGAAATTAAAGAAAGGGAAAAACATGGAAGAAAACAAAGATTTAAAAGCAGAGCCAGAAAAAACACAAAGTGAACCCCAAAAAGAGCCTGAAAAACCGGCTGAAATGGCAGAAAGAGGGCCAGAGCCAACAGAGCCAGTTCCTTCAAAGCTCAGACAGGCAATAACAAATCTTTTGAAGGTCGCAAAAGAGGAAAATGCTCCGGAAGGCATTGTTCAGCGTTGCGAAAAATGGCTCAAAAAATTGGAGGTATGATGAACACGGAAACCAAAAATGTATTAATTTCACCGTGGGAACTAAGAGTAATCAAAGACACATGCGGATTTTCCTCAAGGCAGGGAGCAGGTGCGGAAACCGTAAAAGAAATTCACGAAAACCTTGAACATATCAACTCGTTAGAAGTGAAGAAAGCGCCTGAAATGCCAAAACATAGAGTTTTGAAAACAGGTGAAAAGCTCACGGAAGATGAGCTTAAGGAACATACTGCAAAAATGGATGAGTTTAAAAAAGCATCAGAAGAATGGAAGGAAAAAGGACAATTTGAAGAAAAACAATTAATCCTTTCAGGACAAAATTTCGGATTTATAAGAAAAAAACTCAAAGATTTTCCACACTATGTTTCACATGATGAGAAAATCAGAGCAAGATTAATCGCTTTGTGGAAAAAATTCCACATTTAGCCCGTGATGGGCAACGAACCCCGGCGGGGACAACCCGGAATCCCCGCCACATTACATAAAATTTGACAGGCAACACAAAACCACGCTACAATTAAAGTGTGCGACACAAGAAGTTGTGCGCACCGCCTCGAATGGGGGGGAAGTGTCGAAGGACAGAAAATTTACTCTCAGAATGCGTCGATTTTGTTTAGAATATCTTTCTAATGGCTTTAACGCAACAGCAGCCGCAAAAAAAGCAGGATATAGCGAAAAAACAGCTCATACTCAGGCATGCAACATGCTTAAAGAGCCTAAAGTTGTGGCATTCATAGAAGATGAGCTTGCTGAAGAGAAGAAAAAAAGTATGTTGAAACGGGCCAGAATTATAAATGAGCTTGAAATAATTGCATATTCAGACATTAAGGATTTTGTTGAAATAATAGACGGGAAGCTGAATTTTAAAAACATCGAACATCTTTCCAGAAAGAAAACGGCAGCCGTAAAAGGAATAAGTGAAGGAAAGGTCATGACAAAAATAGAGCTACACGACAAACTAAAAGCTCTTGAACTTCTGGGCAAACATCACGGAATGTTCAGGGAAGACGATATTGACAATACGCAGCCCGTGATTATAAATTATACAGTTAAAGGAGAGCCGAAAAATGGTTAACTATATTTATTTTTTCATTTTTTTATTAATAAATTTTTCATTTATCTCAGCATGGAATAGTTATTTTGATCTGAGAGAAAAGAATGAACTCGAAACACCCAGGACTGTTTTTATCGTTATGCTCATTTTAAATTTTGCCGCAATATGGCTTCTTTTAACTTTTCTGGAGAAATTGTGATAAACCCGGTTATAGAATTTGGTGAACAATTATTTTCAATACCGAATATTCAATCAGTTGAAATAGAAAAAGCGTCAACAAATCAATACAATATCGTTATATGGATGAATGGCTGTCATTTTATTAAAAAAGAAGATTCATTAACTAAGGCCATTATATCAAAAAGAAAAATTAAACAATTAATTTACAATTATTATGCCAACAAACACAATTGAGCTGATGTTGCCGCAATGGCAATCGATAAATTCAAATGTCAGACATACTGGATTTATTGGCGGCCTGGGATCTGGAAAGACATACACGGGCGCACATTTCGTCCTGAAAATGACGAAAGATAATCCAGGTACATTAGGTCTTGTCGGAGCAAATACATACAGTCAGCTAAGAGATTCAACGCTTGAGGGGGTATTTCAAATTTATGATGAACTCGGGATTAATTATGTCTACAAAGAATCGAAGGGAATTTTATATCTGAATGGCTGTAAAATACTTTGTCGAAGCATGGAAAAATATGACAGATTGAGAGGCACAGAACTTGCATGGGGATGGATCGACGAAGTAAGGGACATGAAACTTAAAGCCCATAAGGTCGTTGTCGGAAGAATAAGAGCGAAAAAAGCCAAAAACCCGCATTTATTGTATACAACAACCCCATGCGGGTTTAACTGGCTGAAAGATTATTTCGACGGGAAAAAGAAATCTGATAAATATTGCATGTTTGGCGCAAAAACCCGGGAAAATCCGCATTTACCGGAAGATTATGCAGACATTCTTGAGGATTCTTATGATGAGCTGTTAATTAAGCAAGAAATGGACGGACAATTTATAAATATCCATGTTCTGCCTATTTATTATACATTTGATCGCAGAAGACACCGGCTTTTACATGTCTATGATGAAAGATTTCCCCTTCATATAGGCATGGATTTTAATGTAAACCCGATGACCGCTGTTGTGGGCCAATATGTTGATTATAAAATTAAAATCGTAAACGAAATAGAAATAAAATCATCGAATACTCATGAAATGTGCGAACAAATAAAAATTTTATATCCGAGAGCTACAATTTATATAGTTCCGGATTCGACAGGAAAAGCCCTGAAAACATCAAGCGCCGGGGAGTCAGACCATTCGATACTGAGAGAAGCTGGTTTTACAGTTATTGAGCAAACAAACCCGGCTCGCCGGGACCGTTATAATTGTGTTAATAATTGCCTTCACAAGGGATGGGTTGAGATTTCGCCGAAATGCGAAAATCTTATGATTGATCTTGAGCAAATCGGCTATAAGGAAGGCACAGACCTTGAGGACACAGCCGGGGGCACGCGTGGTCATTTATCCGCCGGACTCGGTTATTTATTATGGTATTTCTTCCCATTTATTAAACCGTCGTCAGATTCTTTTCAAAGTGTCAGAATAAGATAGAAAATTTTGCTTTGACTTCAAAATGACATACGTTACAATAAATATATGGCAATACTTTATGATCTCGAATCCGAAGCCACATTGCAACGGATTGTTGAAAACATCGAATCTGGAGAAAATCAAACAAGAACTCAAAAACAATTAAGAGCCTATGAACTGTCAAACGGGGCTCAGGCCGAAAAAATCCTTGAAACTTTAAAATCAAGATATCCTGAATCATACGACGGCATGAACATAATGGATGTCCGGATAGCTGAAAAAATACTTAGAAAATTGGCACGTTGTTATGCAAATGGCGCGACACGAGAAGTTTACAACACTGATGGAAAAACCATAAATCAGCCGATTACGGATCTGATTAATTATATATATTCGGATGTCGATGACACCGAAAGCGATTTTAACAATATAATGCAGGAACTTAACACGCTTTTTATAAATCACAGATATGTAGAACAATTTGTTTATGTTGACGATGAAGGCAAAATTAGATTTAAAAATATGCCCTGCCATTTATTTACTGCATTTCCAAATCAATCAAGATCAAAAGCTGAAGTTATTGCATGGAGAAATGAATTAACGCCATTAACCGAATCTTCCAGAATATTTGATGGGACAACGGAATTTCTGGAATATTATGATATCGATGGATGTTATACGGTTTGGAGTAAAGAAAAACATTTTGATTTTTACAGGCTCAGGCTCAGATCAACAGTTGATAGTCAAACGATAAAAGACAATCAGCTTATGGAGTTTAAATATGTAATACCAAAACAGGAAGAAAATGAAGAAAACGAAAATCCTTACGGAATAATGAATTTTGTCCAATATAAGGTTAAAACGAATGGACATTTTTATCCTCTCGGGCCTTCTGAGATTTCAGAGCAGGGCCATGAAATATGCGTTGTCTTATCGGATCTCGTAACAATCGCAAAAGAACAGGGGTTCGGGCAAGCAGTAATTTATTATGACAGTGATAAACCTCCAACAATAGAAAAAACCGGGCCAACTCATGCTATTTTCATAAAAAATAAAGATGGAAAATCAAGGTTTGATTTTGCAAATGCAAGACCTGATTTAAAAGGTCATCTTGAAATCGCTGTTTCGCTTATAAGGCTACTTTTAAGCACTAATGATCTTTCAACAGATAAAGTTTCAGCCGAGCTGTCAGTGCAACATTTTGCAAGCGCAATTGATAGGCTGATAGCGGATTCTGAGGTAATCACAAACATCGAAGATCAAAGAAAAAAATACAGGCTAGGGGAACAAAAAACTTTAAATATTGTCCTGAAACTTATTGCATATCTTATGGATACAAAAACATATCCTGAAGATTATCCAAAAGTAAACAGGGCGGATCTCGATAAGAAATATAGGCTTGTCATTAAATTTAACACTATAAAGCCAATTACCACAGAGAAGGAAAAGGCCGAATCAATCGACTTCTTAGAGGAAAAGGGTTTTATTTTGCCACACGAAAAACATACGAGATTTAACGAAGGCATGAACGAAAAACAGGCAATTGAAAGAGAGAATAAAATTCAGGAAGCTAAACGCAAAAAACAAGAGCTTTTTATGAAAGCCGGTGTCGATAAGGCTAACGAAGAAATAAAGGAAAGTGAGAATGGCAATCGGGGAGAGATCAAGAGCAAGGGTTTTCAAAATAAGGGAAATAATCGAAGGAAGTTTTGAAGACATAAAAACCTTTTCGTTTCTTGATGTAAAAACTCAACAAAAAATAGCTGATATTACCGCTGATGTTATAAGAGAAAGAACCCGACGTGGTTTTGGAGCTGACCGAACAGGAAAATCGATCAGATTTAAAGGCTATGAAAGAAAATATGCTGAAAAAAGACGCAAAATGGGGCTCCCTGTATCTCCGCCAGATTTAACCGTTTCAGGTGATTTACTGGACGGCATACATACTGAAAGATTATATTCAAACGGAAGCTTTAAACTTGCTGTACATGAAGGTGATATCGGAAAATCCAGGGGAGCACATGAGGGAATATGGCGGAAAGATATCGGTTTGGTAAAACGTCAATTTCTCGGATTAACAAAAGCAGACAAAGAAAAAATTTTACGAGAAGTAAGACCATTAATAAAGGCTGATTATTTAAAATATGTAAAGAACAAACTTAAAAGTTAAAAATTTGTTTGAAGAAACAGGTTTTTACTTTATAATTTAATTTAGGGGGTAGCAAATGACACTAGAAGGCAATCAGGCACCTGATGCGAATGCAGAGGGAAACGCCGGTGCGAAGGCACCAAATGAAGGCGAGAAGTCGCAAGATCCCGGAGAAAATGACCAGAATGAACCCGTGAACGGTCAAAACGATGGGAAGAAAGAGGTTTCACTTGAAACTTTAAATGAAAGGATTGGCGCTCTTGAACAGGAAAACTCTCAACTGCGTATCAGAAATGACCGTATGTTTAATGAGTCAACTTCTAACAAGAGAAAAGCTAAAGAATTTCAGGAAAAGTATTTGAAGGAAACAAAAAACACTGAGGAGCTTTTGGCAATTAAGGAGCAGGAAAATAAAGAATTAAAGGAAGAAAATCAGAAGATTCAAAATGAAGTGTTTGAAAGGGATGTCATGAATCTTGCTGCAAAAGAAGCTGTGCGCAGGGGCTGTGAACATTATGACCAATTGTTAGCACTTGGCGATACAGAAATGATTCAGCGAGATCAAAATACCGGCCAAATTGTTGGTATTGATAGATTTTTCGACATTCATCAGAACAAACCTGAATTTAACCATTTTTTTTATAAAAAAAGGATTGTTCCTGTAAATTCGAATACTCCTGGTTTGCCAAAAGATCAAGAGCAGTTATCTTTCGAAAAAGATCCTACAGGTTATCTGGAGGAGCTAAGAGTTAAAGATTATCCGGCTTACCAGAAAAGAATTAGGCAATTAAATTCTGAAGGTAAGCTTTCTTAAAACTTACACGGAGGAATTACCATGTTAATGACAAAAGCTGAACTTTCACCCATAATCAAAGAAGTATGGGCGTCAAAGTTTTATAAAGACCTTGAGGTCGAGCTGGGCGTTTCTCAGTATGTAAACAGGGATTATGAAGGAGAAGTTAACACATGGGGCGATACTGTTCATATTCCAGAGGTTACGTCTGATACTGACGCTGAAATTTTAACCAGTGATAATCAACCCTATAACGATGGGGAAACCGCTGTCGGTAATATTGATCTGATAATACAGAAAAAAGCTGTAAAATCGATTAAAATTACAGATTGGGCTCGTTACATTTCAAATCCTGCCTATCAGGATCAGGTAAGGAACAAAATCAGATATAAAATCATGAAAAAGATGGAAGAAAGTCTGATTTCTGGAATGGTAGCCACGACCAATGATGACAGCGGAAACGCTTCAATCGCAATAACTGATTTTACCACCGTAAGAAAAACCCTGAATGATTCAAATGTGCCAAACGACGGCACAAGAGTTTGTTTCATGGGATCTACTTACATGAAAAATTTGCTTGATGAAAATGAGGTAATTTCAAAAGAATATTTTGCAACAGAAGGCGATTCTCCACTTATTGATGGAATGATTAAGAGAAAAGTTTATGGTTTCAAAATAATTGAATCCAATCTTTTCGGGGCTCAGGAAGCTTATTTCTGGCATCCTTCTTTTATGACTCTCGCAGTTCAAAAAGGAGCAAGCTACAAAGAAATGGATCTTGAACCGGCAACAAAAGTTCCATCTGTAAGAATCAGAAGTGACATGCTTTTTGATTGGAAACTTATGGATGAATTGAGACTTTATAAATTTTATAATACTTAATTTAAGTATTATTTGGAGTTATTATGGCAGGTTTTACACATTTAATGCATTTTAAGGCAAGGAATGAAAACGGCGATCCAGATTTACAGATATGCGAACATATCAAAAGTCTGGATAAACCGGTAATAATTCATGCCGTAATTTCTCCCTCAAGAGAGATCAGGGTTATTTATTATGAACCCTCACACGAAGACAATAAAATCCCTCAGCCTGTTAAGGGATTCGAAAAAGAATTGAGAAATATTCAGACAGGCAAAAAACCGCGAGTAAGTAAACGGCACTCGTTAAAGAATAAGACCGTTGAAAAGACCATGAATTTAAACAGTGAGGTAAAATCATGAGCAAAGTTGTATTTGAAGGGTACAGAAATGCACCTGAATGGATAACCGTTTTTTATGATTTCGCCGAGGATGGAGGCGCCATAGGCGCAATTGATCTGTTTGAACTCAAAGACAATGTTATTGTTCATGACATTGTTGTTGAGCAGATAACGGCTCCGACCTCTGCCGGTGCGGCAACAGTCGAAATCGGCGTAAATGGCGGAGATACTGACGGTTTTCTGGCTCAGGCTGCATATGATGCCCTCGAAGATGTTTCCGGAGATCAGGAAAAAGGCGCTCTGCTCTGGGATGATACCAATGACGCTAGCAAGCGTTATAAAGTTGATTCTTCAACAGGCGTTCAGATTGATCTCACAATCGCAACGGCAGCGCTTACAGCCGGGAAGCTGGCCATAAGCCTACTCGTTTCGGGCGGGAATTAATTTATTGCCAAATAAGGGAGGGTGAACGTTCACCCTTCTTTTATGGGGTAATAAATGACTGTAACTGAACAAAACATAAGAAGCTTAGAGAAGAAAAAGTTCTATAACGATGGGACTGTGAAAATCAGAGAAACCCTGAGAGGAAATACTTTTGATGCAGTTAAAACTGAAATAACTACGAGTGCAAAAAAAATAGAAATTCCTGATAATGCGAAAGATGGAATAATTCTTTTTCATAAAACTGCAAGCGAAATTCTTTATATCGGGAAAGACAACACAATAACAGAAGATGGGAACAACACTTTTCCTTTGATTGAAAATACTTATTTGGAAATAAATATAAAAAAAGGTTCTGAGATATATGGCATTGGAAGTGCAACAATTCAGGTTTATTGTTCTGGAGTAATTAAAGAATGAGTGCAACATTAAATATCCCATATACCACACCGTCAAATTATTCTTACGATTCTGATAAGGTTGAAATTACCGGCGGCGTTGCAAGACTGAAAATGCAACAGGATAATTTAGATTTTACAGAGGATTTTGTCGACGATACTGATTTTACTTATGATAGCTCTAAAGCTGAATTTTCAGGTGGTAAAATACAACAAAAAGACCAGAGGCCAGCTAATTTTAGTTTTGGTGCAACATATACATCGAGTATTAATGGTAGTTGGGGTGGCGGTGTGCTAACAGGCACAGCATACGGTGGAGCGTCTATATCTGGGGAAAAACTTGATCTTGCTCATAATGATGAAAGATATGTGGATTATGACGCTGATTTGAATGCAGACAGTCAACAAGTAGGTGCAGTAAAATTTAAAGTTACACCTAATTATTCTGGTGCTCCTCCAAATGACCGCTGGTTTTTTGCAATCTGCAAAGCTAATAATGATGCAAAGAACTTGATACAATTGCGACATTCAAACTCAGGACCTTATTTAAGACTACATATGTATGACAGCACTGGCGCTTTAATTGTCGAACAATTATGTGGTGTATGGAATCCTGTTTCTGGAACAACCTATGAAATAGAGGTTAATTGGGATCTTACTACCGGTGCAAATAGATTATTTATAGACGGAATACAGAGCGGAACCACAGGAACCAGTACCGGAACAAGAGATTCAAACATAGGACTTTTGCGAATTGGAAATGATTATAATAAAGGAGCAATATCCGATTTTAAAATTGAGGATCTTGTTATTTTTAATACAGTTCAACATACTTCTAATTACACGCCAGGCTATACTTTATCTGAAACAATATATGCTACAACAAACGCAACTCTTCCAGAAATGCAACATTCTGGGATAGGAACAATTAAATTATTCAACACATTTTCAACAACGGAGGGCGGAACTCCGAGATATACTTTGCAAATAGGAAGATCAGGAAATTATTTATATTGGGACGGTGATTCATGGGAAATTAGCGATGGAACATATTCTCAGGCCAATGATGCTACAACGTTTAATACAAATTGTGGTAGTTTAGATATTGATGGCGAGGAATACGTACAATTTAAAGTACATTTCGAAGCCGGGAATAGTGTTCAGGACTACGTTGATGAATTAACGGCAAACATGAATGTTGACATAGGATATTCAACAGATGCACAAAAAATAAATATAAATACAACTTTTAAATCAAGTGAATTATTAACATTTTCTGAAACAGCTACAAAACCGACAAATACTGAATGTAAATATACAATAGAGGTTGATGGAACTGAAAAATATTATTCCGGAGGACTTCAAAATTCTAATGGAACTTACTCTCAGGCAAATACTGCTAGTGAAATAAGCACAAATATTGAAGAATTTTTGAGCACAAGGGCAACAGTACAATTACATGCGTTTCTTTATACTTCCGACGATCAGGTAACGCCTGAACTCGATCTTAATTCTATAACATATGATACTGTAATAGCAGATCCGAATGAACCGACAATAATAGAAATTGAAGGATTTATATATAATTTTTCCGGCGCTGAATCCGAGGTTCAGATTAAGGCACGGCCATATCCAACAGGATATATAAGTGAAGGTGTTTTTATAAATCATGAATGGAAACTTCTCGGGACAACAAACGCTGACGGCTGGTTTTCAGGTGAAGTTTATTTGCAGCCGGACAACAAATACATTGAACTTAAAATCGGAAGTGAAAGTTTTTATACCGAACTTCCAAATCAGGCAACTGTAGATTTAAAAGATTTAACCTTAATAGCTGTTGAGGATTGACATGGAAAAAAGAGTTGTTCTGGCAAAACTTGAAAACTTAATGATAGCTTTGCAGGAATTAAAAGATTCTCTTGATTTACCAGAGAAGACAAAGCAAGAAATTACAAAAGTAAAAACAGCATATAAAGATTTAGAGAAAGAAATCAAAGAATATCGGAAAGAGGTTAAACCAGTAATTGGTGAGGTTTTAAATGCCAAAAAAATTAGATAGATGTGTAAGGAAACTTAAAAGAAAAGGCGGGGTGAAAAATCCATGGGCTGTTTGTAAAGCTGCAATGAAAAAAAGGAAGAAAGGAAAAAAGAAAAAATGAAAGGAAGACCAAAAAAAGACGGCTCCGGAAAAGGAAGGCGCTTGAATCGCGGGCGCGGGGGCTGCAAAAAAACTCGTAAAACAGGAAGAGGAAGGAAGTAATGCATCTTTTAATCAATAAATTCAACAGGATACTTTACGACGATAATTCGTCTTTCAGTGAATATACTTTTGCAATGCGAGAATGGAATACTGACACGATGCTTTGCCCTCTTGTTCCATTAGAAGATTATGTTTATATCGGTGCTCCTCATACATTTGCCGCAAGATTCTTGAAAATTGAAACCGCAAATGACCAGGATGGAATTTTAAGTGCTGAGTATTACGCCGGGGAAACTGACGGCTGGAAAGCGGTTAAAAATTTCAGGGATGAAACAAGAGTCGGCGCGAAATCTCTTGCACAGGATGGATTTATCGAATGGGATCTTCCTGATGATTGGGTTAAAAATCAGGTTAATTCCTTGCCAGAATTGCCTGACGGCGTAGCTTCGGGCGACGGCAATGGTTTATATTGGCTCAGGCTAAAATCGAGCGCTGAGCTTAATTCTGCAACGGCTATCGATTGGTTAGGTCTTATATGGACACACGAAAGAATGCTTCTCACTCGCTGGTCAGAATGCACAAATTCAAAATATTTACCCACCGGCCAAACTCACTGGTACAAAGAAATTGAAATGTCAACGAAAGATGTTGCGGACGATTTGAAAATTCAGGAACTCATAGATTACGAAATGCAGGTAAAAGATTTCGATGAAATATCAGATTTAACCACACTAAAAACACTCATAAATATTTTATATCCGATGAGGTCTTCCCCGGATCTTAATGCCCTCAGAAAAGATTTTGAAGAGCTTTATACAAACAAAATCAGGACAAAAATTAAAGGAATAGATCACAACAAAGATGAAAAATTAAGCACACAAGAGCAAACATCTGCGATTGTTTCAAGAATAAAGAGGTACTAAATGGGTTTAAAATCAATCAGGACGGCTGCGCGCACCCGCATCAATTCCCTGCTTTCGGGCGAAGGCTACAGAGAGCTTGAGAATGTGTTTGATGTGCAGAGCAATCCTGAGAGACTGCTCGATAAAGGTTACGGGGTGCGTTGGGCCGAAGGGCGCAGCGTTCGCGGTCAAACAAGAAAAGTTACAACGTCGGGCAGAATAACAGTGATTCTGACGTATGCTTTGCCTGTCAGAGCCGCTGACGATGTATCGACTACGGTCGATGACATCTACGAGGACATTGATACTCTTGTAGAGTCGTTTTTTAATGCTACCCAATTAAACGGCTCGGTTCAGATTGTTGAGAACTACTCCCTTCGACAACCTGTATTATTTGAGAGTAAAAAGCATGTCCAGATCGATGTTAATTTTGATGTAAGGTATTTAACAGACATTAGTTATTAAAGCGAGGTGAAATTATGTCAATTGGAATTAATACCAAATCGACAATCGCTTATTTCAAACATGAAACCACACCTGGAACCGCTGTTTTACCTACCAGTGACACTGACGGGTATTTCGCAGTTTCTGAAGGGCCATCCGTTGACTCTTCAAAGGAAGTTCTGGATTCTGATTTAATAAGCGAATATATAGGCCGCGCTAAAGGTCAACATGGCTTACAGGAAGCATCAGGCGGCTGTTCTTTTGAATGGAGGCATTCAGGGACAGAGGGAACAGCTCCTGATTTCGACGCTATTGTTGAAACTGCTCTCGGAGGAACAACTGTCAATGCGACAGAATATGACACCGTGGCAGCATCAACGACAACTGTCATAAATGTTGACACTGGCGAAGGTTCTAATTTCGAAGTTGGTCAATTTTTGCTCGTTAAAGATAGCGTAAATGATTACGCAATAAGGCCAATAAAATCAATAGCATCTGATGCTTTGACTATTGAACCTGCACTTGACAATGCTCCCGGAGCTTCTGTGAATCTCGGAAAATGTATTCTTTATAAAGGCGAAAATTCAGACCATAAACACGGAACTTTCGGGCTCTATCATGGAAATAAAAACCGTGAAAGAGCTATCGGCGCGCTTGTCGAAACTCTTACTCTAACAATTGAAACCGGGCAGATCATAAAAGCTGAAGTAGCTTTTAGCGGTCTGTCAACAGATTATATCAATGGTGTTGCTCCGCATTCTCCATCTTTGATGTCGGGTGAAGGCCTGGTCGGTCTTGATGTCGAATGCTGGATAGCAGGAACAAAGGTTGATTTTAAATCTGGAACTCTTACAATTTCAAACGAAATTAAAGAGGTTCTTTCCGCAAAAGAAGGAAGCGGAAAAGTAAGCTCTCGCGTTGGTGCCAGAAGCACAGAAGTAGCAATTATGCTATATGCTGACGACGCAAACGTGGACAATGAGGACAAATATCAGGATCTGACAGATTTTGCTTTTGTACTCGTTGCAGGGAAAAAGGATTCATCCGGAGACTATGAGGCTGGAAAATGCATGGGTGTTTATATGCCAAATTGTTATTTTGCTGAACTGCCACGCGGCGAAGAAGATAACATCCTGGTTGAAAATGCCGTCGTTCGGGCTCACAGGTCAACCGGTTTGAACGAAATCTTTTTAGGATTCGTCTAAACGCTTTGTCGGCGCCTGGCATGCCTTCTCACGGGCCATGTTGGGTGTCGGCATCATTTGAGAGGTCATCGGGGCTCGCCTCGCATTGTGTGAAAGAGCCCCTTTTTGTGAGGGGGTAATTCATGGCAATTAAAGTTAATATTCAGAAAGATTGGGTTTATTTCGAACCTGAATTTATGGACAATAAAGCTTGTTCAAAAAAAGATCGAGTTTCCTGCATGATTAAGTATATTTCTCAGGCAGACCATGACAAAATGACCGACATGATGATTGATAAGCAAAGAAAAGGTTTCCGGACACAAAAAGGGCTCGGATATAGTAAGGCTCAACTTTCAATGATTAACGCACAGGTCAAAGACATAAAGAACGTAAGCGTTATTGATGGAGAAGAGGAAAGAGACATCAAGACAATGGAAGAAATGTATTATATTCCACACCTTAAAGGATTATATGAAGAAATTACGAATGCTCTTGATGCGTCAAATAGTCTGACAGATGAAGAAAGAAAAAATTAAGATGCCTTGCATGGTATGTCGAAACCGGAGCATACAAGGCTTATAATTGCGATGAATGCAGACCGGATCAACAAAAAGCACGTAATTGTAAGGGCCAGTATTATCGAAATGTAAAAGGGCAAAAAAAATCTTCTTTTGTTTTTGAAATCGGTACTGTAAAATATAAATATGAGATCGAAGATAAAGTCATTTTTGAATGTCCGGAAGGATTTATTACTGATTTTTCCCGGGAATTATGGACAAAATTTCAAGATTTCAAGGCTAAAAAAGAGCTGGGAATCTCTATTTCACCCCGGGAAATCAGATCACTCCATTTTCAGGCATTTAAAATTTTTATGACAGTTTCTTCGGAATATTTTGATAAGGATTTGAAAGAGAAAACGAAGCCGGTTAAGCATGGAAGAAGATCTAAGAATTGAATGGATTATTGAGGCGCAGGACAGGGCATCAAAGGCACTTGACGCAATTGACGAAAAACTACTTGCACTTATTGAAGCTCAAGAAAAGCACATTGATCTTTTAGAGAAAATGAATAAGTCTCAAAAGACTAATGCACAGGTGCAAAAGCAGGTAGCAAAATCAACAGAAATTACAGCAAAAGAACAAACAAAATTAAGTGAAAAAATAAGACGTGTTGCAGATGCTTTTAATGAAACCACTGAAGTTGTAAAGACATTTTATAATATACTTATTAATTTTGATTATAATAAATTAATCAAATTTTTAACAATTATCGGTATACTTTTAAAATTTAAGGGCTTTTCAAAAACAGGTGGTTTATTTTTAACCATTGCAAAAAACATAGATATATTTAAAACAAAAGTTGAATTTCTTGGAAACACAATCGATGAGGTACAAGAAAAATATGGCTCTTTTACAGGTGCATTCTTAGAGATTACTGGAATAAATGCGGCTGGAAGAGCTATTGTCGATATTATAACAAAAATTGGTCTTCTGGGAGGAGCGTTTGTCGCCCTGAGTTCTTCGGCAAAAGTTGTTAAGTTTGTTGAAGATTCTGTCGTTAATCTCGGTCTTAAATTTTCGACACTAGAAAGACATGTCGTAAATATGGGAACAAAATTCCCGAAAATGTCTGAATTGTTCAGAAAGGGTATTGTAAAAACACAGGGCGCTGTTTTTGGATTTGCAGATGCAATGTCTAAGACAAATTATGTTTTAAATAGTAGTGCAAATGTAATGCGAAAAACATGGACAATTTCTAAAAGCGTCGGAAAATCATTTGTTGACGGTGCAAAGCATACTGAACTATTTAAAAAAGGTTTATTTGGCCTTGTAACAAGAGCATCAGCAGCGGCAGGTATTTTTAGTTTGTTGGGCCTTCATTTAATAGAAAACGACAATATTATGATTCAAATGGCCGGAGGCGGATTAATAGCTTTAACATTGGCTCTCGGCGGATTAGCGCTTTTGATAAGACAAATTTTAACTCTTCTGGGAGATTTAATTTATGCTATTGGAACAAGTCTTGTTACAGCCATGCAAAAAAGCGTTGATGAAATGGCACAGCTACAAGAAACAACTGCATCATTTCAATTTATTGTTGAGAGCCTTAATGAATCTTCACAGGGAATGACAGGAACATTTGAAGAATGGAACGCTATTGTTGATGAATTTTCAAAAACTCAAAGATTTAATATTGAAGTTACACAGAGAAGTGTTTCAGAGCTTCTAAGATTTGGTGATTCTATTGGATTAACAAAAGCACAGATGAAATCATTACTTCCCGTAATTTCTTCTTTAGCAAAAGCGAATCATAAAGATTTGTTTCAATCTACTTTAGCTGTATTAGAGGCACTTAATGGACAAACCCAGATGCTTCAAAATATGGGTGTTAATTTAACTCAACATGCAATTGCTACCACAAAAGCAGGAAAAGCGGCACATGGACATTTTGAAAAACTGGCATTCGGCGAACAAATAATGATAAGATATAATGCATTGCTTGAAAAATCAGCTGTACTCAATGGCCTTGTAGCCGAAACAGCAAATACAATAAAACAACAATTAGCGAGACAAGAAGTTGCATGGACAAATATAAATACCGCGATGGGAATAGGTGCAGAGTTAATTGAACAAAAAGTTAATGTAGCATGGACATATTTACTTGAAACCCTGGAAAAAACGTCTAAATCTCTTTTGTCAGTAGGCGGATTTTTAACCGCGTTAAGCGGAAGGGCTTTACAGGCAACAGGAATATTTTTCAAATGGGCTTTTGCTATTGTTTTTGTAACAACTTCGATAAAAGCATTAAACATAGTTTTGAAAAATAATTACATACAGAATTTTGCCGGACAGGTTGCAAATTGTACGCTTATAACTAAAAAATTAGCTTCTGTAAGCACACTTGCGGCGGCGACATTACAGAAAGCTTTTTTAACTATTTCAACAACTGGATTAACAATTAATTCTGTTTTGGGATTAATTGGTGCTGGAATGAGTTTTGTTTTAAAACAAGCTCTAATATTAATTGCTCCGTTTGCTATAATCGCTATTAAAATAGGATTGGTAATTGCTGCATGTTATTTGTTATATAAAGCTTTTGTATTGATAGAGAAGAAAACTAAAATATTTAGTACAATATGGCAGGATCTCGTTAAATGGTTTGAGGAAACAGGGCCAATAATTAGGGCTGTTAAGATAGAATTTTTAGCCATTGGTAATTTTCTAAAAGGCGCTTTATTAATTTCTGTAAGACTTGTTACTTTAGCAATATTAAGTATGGCTAAAGGCTTTTTAAAGACCGTAATTTATATTAAAAAAGCAATTGTATCTGTAAGACTGGCATTTGCAAACGCGGGTGCATTTATAGCAAAAATAGCTTCAAAATTTAATATTATTTCAACGGCATATGCGGCTGAAATAAATGAAGCAAAAAAATCAACGGAAAAGATGACTGCAAATACAGAAGCTCAGGAAAAATCTTTGAGAGTCGTTGAATCAGTAATGAAAGATATTACAGGAGAAATATTTAAAATATATAACGCACAAGAGTTAGCTACAGATGCGGCAAAGAAAAACGCTGAGGCAAACAAAAATAATCTTGAAATTCAAAGAGACTATATAAAAGAACTTGAAAAAATCAGAGAGAAAGAAAAACAAATAACCTCAGAAGCTAAAGCCAGAATTGCTCTTAAGATAAGAGAATTTGGAGGCGCAACTGCGGAAAGAGTAGTAGCTGGAACTGTTGCCGGAGGAGCAGCAGGCGGAAAAGAGGTTGCAAAAGCTCTTGCACAGTTAGCAGCAACAGCTATCGCCGGGCCTGCAGGGGGTGAAGCCGCTGGAATGTTTGTTGATTTCTTCGGAAAATCAACAGAAGAATTTAGAAAACAAATGGATGAATTCGTCGGATTTCTTGTTGATTTTCCTATTATGCTGGCTGAAAATATACCGATATTTATTGATAAACTTGTCCGGGCCATACCGAGAATTATTTCAGCTCTCAGAAATGCAATGCCGGCATTCTTGCAAGCAATTGTTGATATAATGAGTGACCCAACATTCTGGAGTGCAGTTGTTGATGCTCTGGCAAATAGCATTTTGATAACAATGGGAGATCCTGTTTTTTGGCTGAGGGTTGCAGGCGCATTTATAACTGCTATTATTCAGGGAGTTCCCAGAATTATCCGGGCATTTATAAAAGGTGTAAAATTAAAATTTGCTGAAATATTCGGAAATTTTGCGGATATTATGAAAGATATCGGCGACGTTTTTAAGGATGTTGGCGATGTTTTTAAATCTATTTTGGATGGATTAAAAGAAGTAGCGAAAACAGTTACAGGCGGCGGAATTGTCGGAGGCCTGGTCAGCAAAGTTCCTGTCGTTGGCGGAACAATTAAATCCGTGGGTTCAAGTATTCCTGTTGTTGGAGGTCTTTTCAAATATGGCGGAATTATAGGCAGAATGGAAAAACTTCAAAAAGCCCAATATGGTTTAATCGCTGGCAGAGATAGATTCGGAGATAGAACATTAATCAGGGCAAATAAAGATGAAATGGTATTGAATAGAGATCAGCAACGAAAGCTCTGGGAAACTATAGTTACAGGTAATTTCGGGCCACGCGGGCCGGAAACAATATCTGTTCCTTTACAGGTCGGGAAACATAAACTTGCTGAAGTATTACTTGAAATGAAGGACGACGGTTATCTGGCGAGGGTTGTTGCATGAGTGTAGCTTTTTCGTATGTTAATTTTTTAGAAGATGCGAGCCCAATAATAGCAAGCTCGGAACAAACAAATTTTCCAAAAGAAAACATAATTCAGCCTTTCAGGTCTAAATCATGGAGATCCGCCGAAGGAAGTCTTACAAGTCAATATTTAAGGTTTGATTGTGGTTATCAGGTAAGGCCAACAGCATTTTTTCTGGTTAATGAACAGAGAGGAATACAGCTTTCCCCAAAAGCTTCAATTCAATTACAGGGCTGCAATGATGGAAACTGGACGACTCCAGAAGTTGATGAGACAATTGATTGGCATGAATCTTTAATCACAAAATTTATGTCTCCATATATAGGATCATGCAGGTTCTGGCAGGTTTTAATATCAGATTCAAACAATATTGAGAATTTCCTCGAAATAGGAAATCTTTTTCTTGGAGAATCTGTTGATTTCGAATCAACTGACGTTAAATTCGGATGGGAAGATGCAAAAATAGACGATTCTGAAAGAGTAGTTTCCGATGGAAACGAACCCTGGTTTGATGTCAAAACTCAGCGAGATAGATGGACTTTTGATCTCGAATATATGACAAAAGCAGAAAGAGATAATCTAAATGAACTTTTCAGGGATGTAGGGCAACATAAACCGTTTTATCTTCATTTAGATCCTGATTTAAAAATATCCGACGATCAATCAGAATTAACAAGATATGTCAGATTTGCAAGTGAACCTGTATTGATTAATTCATTTTATGATGCTTACAGTATCAGAATCGTTGTCGAGGAGGCTGTATAAATGAGCACCTTTACTGTAGTTGAGCTTATTGATGAATCTCTTGATATTCCATTCAACACAGATAAAAGCACAAATCTGAACGCAATCAGAACAAGATTCTTAAAATATGGCAATCCTCCCGGGACAATGAAACTCCAGATATTGAATGAAGCAAAAGATACTGTTCTGGCAGAATCAAATAGTTTAAATTGCGATTATGCTACAGAATCAGATTATGTAGGAACTGACGATGATTACAATATGTCATGGATAAAATTCGATTTTGACGGCGAAGCGATAAAAACGAGCACAAATTATTATCTCAGAGTCCTTCCTGATTCAACTTATTTTGCAGGACGTGATGACAGCAATCATCTAAATGTTATAGTTGATTATCCTAAACCTACAAATGACAATGACTCTCCAACGCTGGAAGATACACATGGTCGCAATTTTTCCCGGTATCCGAGAGCTGTTCTGCAGGTTTTCGGAAGGGATTACGGTTAATGTCAATATCGATTGATTATAAAATCAAAACTTATTTAACTAAAAATTCTTTAATTATAATGACACCGGCTCAGAAATTAACCGGGTTCACGCTATATTCTGGAAATATTTACCAGATTACTACGACGCGGATCCCGGAAACGATTGAAAGAAATGGCACTGAATTAACGCTTGTGGGCTCAATCGGAGCTGTTGATGATACAACTAAATATTATTATGATTCTGGTATAGTTTATGTGTATTTACCTTCAACTGATTATTTTACACTTTTTTTTAATATGTATTTTGGTGATAGGGGTTTTAAATTACCGAAGGATTTAGACCTTACGGGAAGCGCCGAAGTCGTGTACTTCGAACCCCGCATCAAAGGAAACCCCGGTTTTTCCAGAACCCAGAAAGACAAAATGCAGGGAATCTCACTTGTTGCAGACGCTGATTTTCAGCTTATCGACACAAATGAGGAGTATTTTGAATCTCTGGGCGATCTTGTGGAAAACCGGGACTATTCCTTCTTTGAGAAAGACGTTAAAATATACAGATTTCTCGGTGAAGAAAGCGTCCAGGAAGTACATAAGGTCTTTAGCGGACAGGTTTATGATTGGTCTGTAGACAGGCAAAAAGTCTCTTTCCGGGCAAAAGATTTCGTAAGACTTTTGAATAAATCTGTTCAAACGGCTGAATACAATATAACTGACTATCCGAATTGTGATCCTGCGTTTGTCGGAAGAATTATCAGACAAATTTATGGCGAATGTATGGTCAAATGTGTAAATATCGATTATGAAGACGATAATCCGACAACTTCTGATAACAGGGTGTGGAAAATATCTGAACATCCGAATTACGCTGTTGATGAAGTCTGGGTTCGTGAAACAAAATTAACAGAAACAACTCATTATACTTTAAACGGAGATAAAAACGAAATAACTTTTGTTTCCAATCTTGAGACTTTACTTGGCTGGACGGATCTTTTGCAGGGAGCTGAAGAAGTTTATACGCTTGTTCGTGGTAAAATGGACGGTTCATCTAATTTAATGGATAATGCCTCAGATATTGTCAAAGATATCTTGACAACTATCGGGTTTTCTTCTTCAGGGCTTGATTTAACCAGTTTTTCAGATGCTAAAACAGCAAATAATTATGAAATTGCATTCTCAATGCCTCAATATGTTGACGGTGAAAGACCAACAGCAAAAGAAGTTATTGAAAAAATAAATGCTTCTGTGCTCGGTTTTCTATCAATGGATAATGATTTTTTGATACGATATGATATTTATTCCGAAGGATCATCAGATATAAATTTAGATGCAGATTACGATTTACAGAATCGTATCAGATCCGCTGAAACCCCAGATATGGCATCGATGATAATTGTTAATTTCAATTTCAATGAAAAGAGAGATACATCCAGATCAAAGACTGTTACGGACGACGACGCATTATATCTTCATAAAACTTCAAACTCACATACGATTGAATCAGTCTTGCTTTTAGAGGCTGAGGCCGAGGATCTCGGGGAAGATTATATCGATTATTATAAACACCCGGCTATCTTTGAAAATTTCACCGTTAAATTGCAGATTGATGATAAAAAGTCAGGTGATTTTATAGAGGTTGACGGGAATAAATGTGAATTGATACAATTAAGTAAATCAATAAATGATACAGGGGTATCTGCCAGAAGGGTATAGGGGGCTAATATGTGTGCAAATAGAATTAAAGTAATAAATTTTAACGATTCTCTGGTTACTTCTCAGGCTCCAACGCTTGCAGAGGTTGAAGTCGCAACAGCTACGCAGGATGAAAGCGCAGTCAGAAAAGATCAAATGGAGGCTTATGTTGATGAAGCTTCATACTTAGTTGTTGCTGATATCGCGGCGATTAAGGCCATATCGAGCCCGGCTGATAACACTGTAAGAATAGCAAAGGCTGAAAAAGGTCTTTATGTGTTTAAACTTGGTGATTCTTCAACCCCGGATGATATACATATATTGCAGGACACAGGAGATACAGGACGTTGGTTTCGTGAAGAAAAAATTGATTTAACCAACGCTCAGACCGTTGCAGGGGTTAAAACATTTTCAAGCTTTCCCCTTAAATCTGGATCTGGAGCTACACTAAATTCGACTTTAGACGGTCAATTTACTACAAAATATTATTGCGACAATACATTTGCTACTCAAACGGCGCAGGAAGCGCAGGCAGGAGGAATTGATGACTTGCAAAGAATTGTCACAGAGCTTGCTATAAATCAAGAATATGGAGAATTTGCGGGAGAATATGGATTGTATACTGAGCTTTTCATGAATAAAGACAATGAAGACACAGGGATTGAGACATCTTCTTTAACTCTTGCTCAGATAAATGGAAATTTAAGGGAGGGATTATTTGCGGAGAATGCAGGAAATTATTTTCAGGAAGATAGAGAGAGTACATATAAAAAGACCGGGATCCTTCAACCAGCTCCTTATTATTTCTATGGTGAAAAGATTGATACATGGCGCATTCCGGTTGTAACAAATCCTTCTGGAATATGTTGGGATTCGACACGCGAAGTATGGTGGGTTGTTGATGCCTCTGACAGAATTTTTCAGGTTTCAGAAGACTTTTCAAAAGCTCTCGGCTGGTGGGTGATAGATAATCAATCAAATCTCTCAGATTGCACAGTTGATGGAAATTATCTTTATGTTACGGACAATGATTATTCAACATATGGAAGAGTAACAAAACATTTAATTTCGTCTTCTGGAGACACTCTGGGAGGGGAAGCTTCTGGAAATTCAATTTCTGATTCTTCCGCTGTTGCCGGTAATTCAACATATGACAATCCTATCGGAATCTGCAATGATGGAACAAATCTTTATGTTGTTTGTTACGATGCGAATTTAATCGGGAAAATAGTCATTTCAACTTTCTCAGCATGGGATTCACAAATTAATATTGACGGTTTTGTTGATGATAATGATTGCCGTGGAATTGCTTATGATGGAACAGATTTCTTTATTTCAGATATTGGTCAGAATGCTGTTACAAAAATTAAGATTGATGGATCTGAGGGATACAATAGATTGCCGGAGCTATATTATAACACTGATAATGTTCAGGCCCTTGAGATTAAAAATGGAGATTTATACGCGGTTTCAAGTTTTTCATACAACATCGAAAAATACGCTATTAAAAATACTCGTACATTATTAGGACAAACAATTGGAATAATTCCTAATCCTGAAACAACTGAAGTGATGGATCTTGTTTTTGTCGAAAATCTTCTCGATTCTGGAACTGTTGACGGTTATCTGGTCACTTATGGAAACATGGAAATTAAAGTTTTTGAAGCCGATTTAACAACGGAAAGAACCTCTGGAACGCCTCAGAGTACGACTTTTACCGATGGATCTGGCATGGGCGTGACTGCTATATGGGGAATTGATTATAATTCTGGAGCGAGCAAGGTTTTAATCTCTGTTGATGGATCAACGAATGATGGAGCTTTATATTTTGATGCCTCTGAAATGGACGGGAATTACGCGTTTCAAGTATCCGACAAAATATTATCCCTTGGAACTGGACTTAATCCGAGAGGAATTGCAAAAATACCGGGTGAAAGCAATTATATCATAGCTGATCAAAGCAATACCGCTATTCGTGAAGGCACGCTTGCAGGCGTTGACAACGGAGTTATTTTTGAACTTCCATATTATTATTTGCTTGAATCTGGCACTGGTTGTAATTTTGCATTTAATCCAAATAATTCAAGAGAATTATATTTATGCAGAGCCGGAGCTGCCGGAACAGGTCCAATTATAGATTTTCCAATATCACGTTATCAAACAAATGGAAATCAACCGGCTATAATAGGTCAGTTCGGATATTCACATGCAACGGATGGAATAACATTTGATGCTAATGGCGATATTGTGTCATATCAGGGTACTGTTAAATTGTTTCATAAAAAAGCTGTAGCGTCGGCCACAGACAAGAATTTAACAGGATTAAATCAAAGAGCAATAAGAGATTACGGAAATTCAAGGGCTGATGGAACACGATTAAAAACTTATCCAGCCACATGCTATGATTATTATAGCGGACACGGCGGAGTGAGATATCGCAGAAAATATGCTACTTCAGCATATTCAAGTCAGCATAATGTTTTACCTCTTGATGGAATATATCTTTTGACAAATGGTGGTTTAACCGTAATTGATGCAGAAACAAATACAGAATTTATGCATTTTAATAAACCGAATACTGATGTTAATTATGGTGTTATTGATGCTTCTGTATCAGTTATAACATATTATGGATTAGATGTTTGCGACGATAAAATATTTATTGCTTCAAACGGAGGAATGATTGTAATTGATTTTATAAACGATGAAATATCACATCTTAATGCTTCTGGATTAAAAAAAAGCGTTCTTACGATTCAGGACAGAAATTTGTTTCATTCTACTTCTGGAAATATATGGGGATCTGTAATAAACGATCAAATTGCAATAGCAGGAATAAATCTAAGGACAGCTCATTGTAAACAGGATACTTCTGTAAAACCAGAAGAACATCAAGGGACTGAAACAGAAATTGATAATTCAGAAATTTATGTTGCGTATGGAGGTTATGAAAATACAGGAGTTATATTATGGAAAGCTGGCATAAGCTATACAAGAGCTACAGATTCAGTTTATAGATATAATAAAATTGCTGATGATTTTTCTTATATTGAAGGAAGAATCGCAAATGCATCAGGTGGAATTTATGTCTTTGGAGATATAAGAAAAATTTATGATGATTATTCCAGTATTGATTGGGCTCAACAGACTGGCGTTGCCACACAAGTATTTACTGGATTTTCAAATCAATATCTGAATAATTTTGATGTTAAAACAATCTGGAAAAACGGAATTGCGTATCATTATATTGTTGTTGGATATGGCCAGACGGGAACTTCAGACATAAGAGGCATTGAAATTCTGGACGTTAAAAATGAAAGATATGAAATACTTGAGCAGGCATCTGCTTCAACGGCGGGAATTAATACTGTTTGTTTCGGCCAGGATCTCGATGTATTTGCTTCAATCCAGGCATCTGGAGGCGGTGAACCGGCTTTAAGACATTATAAAAGAA